TTTGGAACGCCGGCGTAAACTGGATAAGTCCTAATACAGACGTAGAGCTTTTACTCATGACCTGCGAAATGGTTGACGAACGCTGGAACCTTAGAATAAAGGTTATGCAGACAGACGATCCGAAGCTCAGGCGCGGCTTACGCGAACTAGATAAGCAGATCGTTAGTAATCTATCGCTACTAGGGTTTACCCCGTCAGATCGCACAAGGCTAGGCGTTGCCGAAGTTAAGGCGCAATCGAAGCTTGAAGAACTAATGCAAAGGAAGGCTAACCGTGTGGCCCCCACAATGGCTGACCCCAGTAGCCCAGAGTGACCTAGATAACGGGGAAGGGGAAGTTGTAATTGACTTTGCCGAAACGTTTGGAATTATTACTAAGGATTCTGTAGCTGGCCCTTCTGGTCAGGCTTTAGTATTGCGCGATTGGCAAAAGGATCTAATCCGCCACGTTTTTGCAGGCGACGGCGACGGCTACCGCAACACAATTTCTCTAATAGGCACCCCGCGGAAAAACGGTAAAAGCGCCATGGGTAGTTGCTTTGCTTTGTACTCTTTGATTCTTGGAGCGCAGGGCGCGGAAGTCTATTCAGTAGCGGCGACTAAGGAACAGGCCCGCATTGTATTCGCGGACGCAAAAAGAATGGTCGAAGCTAACCCAGAACTAATGGCAATTACTAAGCTATACCGCGACGCTATAGAACTGCCGCAATCGGGAAGCGTTTATAGGGTTCGTTCAGCGGAAGCCTATAGCGCGGAAGGGCTAAACCCTAGCGCGACGATTTTTGACGAACTCCACGCTCAACCTAACCGCGAGCTTTTTGACGTTATGTCTTTAGCTATGGGATCTAGGGGAAGGCAATCCACTCTTATCGCGATTACAACCGCAGGGACGCGAGCAGATCAGACGGGCAGCGACTCGATCGCATACAGCCTTTACAACTACGGGAAGAAAATCGCGACTAAAGAAATAGAAGATAACTCATTTTTTATGGCTTGGTGGGAAGCCCCGCCGGAAGCGGATCACCGAAGGCCCGAAACTTGGGCGATAGCCAACCCCGGTTATAACGACATTTGTAGCGCGGCAGATTTTGAGTCCGCTGTTAAGCGAACGCCCGAAGCCGAGTTTAAGATCAAGCGAACTAATCAATGGGTAAACGCTAAAAACGCTTGGCTACCTACAGGGGCATGGGAACAGTTAGAAGAAACTTTTGAGCTTTTACCGACCGACGAATACATTCTTGGATTTGACGGATCTTGGAAAAACGACAGCACCGCGCTAGTAGGCGTAATTATGCCGCGGCTAGAAGGCGACCCGTTCAGAGTTTACCGAGTGGCAAGCTGGGAAAAGGATCACACCCTAGACGACGATTCGTGGATTATAGATAAGGGGGAAGTAAGTAAAACCGTTATTCAGTACTTCTTAGCAAACCCTAATTGTCGAGAAATTGTTTGTGATCCTTCTTATTGGCAGGACGAAATGTATCAATGGGCAGACGCGGGGCTACAAGTGGTCGAGTACCCAAACACTATTAGTAGGACAGTACCGGCAACCGCAAAGCTTTATGAAGCGATTATGAACGGCAAGATTAGGCATGACGGCGACGGGGCGATTGCTAGGCATTTAGATAACTGCATTCTAAAAATTGATTCGAAGCAGGGCGCTAGAATTACTAAGGACTACCGTAACCCTAAGCTAAAGATAGACTTAGCGATAGCATTACTAATGGCGTATGACAGAGCAAGCGGTAGAATAGAAGAAGTATTATTACCACAAGTATTTGTATAGGCGGGTAAAATTGGGATTCTTTGACGGGCTGCGCGGTAAACGCGCAATTAGTTATCAGTCGATCTGGGGATCTGGCGGCGACTTTGATACTCAGGGAAGCTTATCAGCAACATCGGTCACTAGCGATTCAGCTTTTCAAGTCAATGCGATCTATGGAGCTATCTCACTTATTAGCGATAGCATCAGCACACTACCCGTAGACACTTACATTCGACGCGACGGATCCCGTTTCGCGTTTCGCCCGCGCCCTGCTTGGGTACAAAGGCCAGACGTAGACACAACTAAAGAAGCGTTCTGGGGCGGGATAATCGTTTCCCTTCTTTTGGACGGCAACGCATTTGTTCGCGTTTACTCAAACGCCGCGGGTGAGATCGTAAACCTAAACGTACTAAATCCGCACAACGTAAAAATAAAGCGAAACGGTTTAGGCCGCGTTATGTTTGAAGTTGACGGTGAAGCCGAAATGCTATCGTCAGAAGAAGTTATTTTTATCCCTGACGTAGTAAGGCCCGGTCACATTCGGGGCGTTAGTCGCGTGGAAGCACTAAAGGAAAACTTGGGCCTAGCGATCGCGCTGCAAAACTACGCCGCTAAGTTCTTCGGATCTGGTACTCAGACTTCTGGCATTATTGAAGTAGAAGGCAACCTAACAGCCGAACAAGCCAAGAACATTCAAGAAGGATTCGACGCTAGGCACAAGGGCTGGGGTCGCGCTCACAAAACTGGTATTATTTCAGGCGGCGCTAAGTACGTTCCTACTTCGGTCGAAAACGATAAAGCGCAATTCTTAGATTCTAGGCGGCTTGCAGTCGAAGATGTAGCCCGCGCTTTCAATATTCCTAGCAACTTCTTGAACCTGCCCGGTACTAATACTTATTCGAGCGTAGAACAGAACTCACTCAACCTAGTCAAGTTTTGTATTAGGCCGATTATTCAAAAGCTAGAATCAGCTTTTACCCCGTTGCTAAGTAGAGTAGCGGGCGGCGAAAACGCGTTTCTAAAGTTCAACCTAGACGGCTTACTACGCGCAGACATAAACACTCGAATGAGCGCCTACAGCACAGGGCTTCAATCTGGCTTCTTGACTATTAACGACGTTCGTAATCTAGAAGATCTAAGGCCGGTTAGGGATCCTAGCGCGGATAGCGTTCGAGTTCCATTAGCAAACGTAAACATAAGCGCCGCCGATCTAACAGCTATGGATCAACGCGTAAGTATGGCGCAAAAGCTAATCGTTTCTGGATTCGATCCCGAAGAAGTTCTCAAGTCAATGGGGCTTCCAGCAATAACCCACACCGGATTACCAAGCACACAGCTACAGGCAATAGCGCAGGTTGATCCAGAAGATCCGACAAGCGCCTATAAGGTGGACTAATGAGAGAACAGGACGATAAGCATGGCACTAATACCAAGCGGCTCAAAGATGCCGATAACGGACAAGAAGCCAGAACCGATCAAGCTTCCGATAGCGGTAGCCCCTGCGAAGATTGCTCAGGAAACTGTAACGTTTGTGACTCCCGTTCCAGTAAGTTCAAAGAAGAAGAAATGAAACCCGACAAAGTGACAGAAATAGAACAGCGTATAAACGTTGCCGACTTTGAAATACGCGAGGAAAGCGACGGCATGCACTTTAGCGGATACGCCGCGCTATTCAACTCACCTTCTGAGCCTTTGCCTTTTGTCGAGTCGATAGCTTCGGGCGCGTTCAAGCGTTCTATAAAGTCGCGTAATGACATAAAGTTTCTTTGGAATCACGATGCCGGCGAGATCTTAGGATCGACAAGGGCAAGAACCCTAACCCTTAGTGAAGATGATAGGGGCCTAAGAGTTGACGGCGTTTTACCTGAAACTTCACGCGGGCGTGATGTGGCGGCCCTTATTAAACGTGGGGACGTAGATGCTATGAGTTTTGGATTTTCAGTTCCAAGCGGCGGGGATAGCTGGTCGAGCGACGGATCCGAAAGAACCCTAAAATCTGTAAGGCTGCACGAAGTTTCTATCGTAGCTTTTCCCGCTTATACCGCGACAGCGGGAACCGTATCGGTTCGCAAGTTTGAAAAGTTAGCGGCCCGCGCCGACGTAAACGCCGAAGCATTAGCTGATGCGCTAGTAAAGCTTGAGGACGGGCTGAACATAACTAGCGACGAACAAGAAATGCTAAGCAGGGTTATTAGTACACTAGCCCCTATGCAAGAAGTTATAGCCGAGCCAGAAGCAAAGGGCGATCTGTCCATGCTTGAGCTAAAAAAGAAGAAGCTAGAGCTTCTAATGAAAGGTTACTAATGGCAAATAAAGAGCAGATTGAAAAAGTTATCCGAGAAATAGCGGGTAACCCTTCAAGCGGTGCGATCGCTTCCCTTGCAGGTAAGTGGGCGGATGCTATTGTCGCACTCGATAAAACTCCCCGGGATAAAACCGAGGACACGGACGGCGCTCCAATTCCCGCGCTACAAAAAGAATCACGCGTAACCAAGCCGACCGAATTACGGTAGTCCTTCCCTTCCCCTACCGCGGTCGCCAAGCTGCAAGATTCTTCCCCCCTAGCTTTTGTCATTTCTCTAGGGGGGTTTCTTGTACCCGCGTAATCTAATTTTGTATGACATAGGTGTTATAAACTAGAACTGTCGTATGAGTGTTAGCACCTGCGTAAACCAGTTGAGCGTCAACGCCGCTGTACCCCATAAAACTAATAAGGAGACAGAATGTCTGAGTTTATCAAATCTCAGCACGAACTCCGCAACACCCTAATTACACAGGTAAGGGAAGTTATAGACTTCGCCGAAGCTGAGGGTCGCGGACTAGACGCTGCTGAACTATCAAAGATCAACCTAATCGAAGCCGACATTTCAAAGGCTGACGAAACCATTACAGTAGCGCAGCGTAACGCTGAGCGTAACGTTGAAGCATCTGCCGCAGCAAAGGGATTCATTCCGGCTGTGTCTGAGTCGCGTTCTGCTACTGACATCTTCCGCTCAATGGCTTCGGGCGAACTACGCGATCACTCTTTCCAGAAGCGCGCTGTAATCGTCGGATCTGCTAACACGGTGCCAAAGTCATTTTATGACGAAGTAATGGATCTAGCTTTGCTACAAGGCCCGATGCTTGAAACTTCGGAAGTTATCACCACGACTAATGGCGAAGATCTGACCATTCCAACCCTAACCGAGTATTCCGCTATGACTCTAAAGGCTGCCGGCGCATCGCTTGCAGACGTTGAGCCTACCTATGCAAGCATCGTACTTGGCGCTTACAAGATTGGTGGAATCATTCAGGCCGACAACAGCCTAGTAGTAGACGCTGGATTTGACTTGGGTGCGCACCTAGCCCGACAAGCTGGCGTAGGTATTGGCGTTGCGGCTAACGCGTTCCTAACCACAGGTACAGGATCCGCACAGCCAACCGGAATTGTAACCGCTTCCGCAGAAGGCGTCGTTGGAGCAACAGGCGTTGCTGGTGCATTTACGGCCGACAACATCCTAGATTTGATCTATTCGGTGGACGGTGCAGCTAGACGCTCAAGCACATTCGGACTTATGATGAACACCGCTTCATTGGGTCAGGCTCGTAAACTAAAGGACACCGCAGGAAACTACCTATACAACATCTCACAAGTTGGGCCTGCTGGTCAGGACACCTTTGCGGGATTCGACGTATTTGAGAACCCTGACATGGCAGACACCGCTATTGACGCTAAGAGCGTTTTGGCCGGCGACCTAGCCACATACAAAGTAAGAATGGCAGGCGGCCTACAGGTTGCTTCTTCTTCTGACTTTGCTTTCCAGAACGATCTAACCACTTGGAGATTCACCATGCGGTTCGACGGTAACGCTGCACACGCAAGCGAGATCAAGCACTTCGTTGGCGGCGCAAGCTAATCTAACGACATAAACCGAGGCCCCGCTAGTTCTGGTAAGTTGCTAGCGGGGTTTCGCTATTCCCATGGACAAGGCTAAAGTAGAATAGAGCTATGGCAATTACAAACGGGTATTGTACCTTGGCTCAGATAAAGGCTTCCGCGGGTATTTCAGATAACGTGGACGACGATCTTCTTGAGCTTGCAGTAGAAGCCGCATCTAGAGAAATTGACGGCTCAACAGAACGACAGTTTTATCAGACGGCCGCGACTAGGATCTATACCCCGCGCGATTCTTACGTTACAGAAATTGACGACCTAGTAAGCCTTGTAAGCCTTAAGACTTCTGGCTCAGCGGACAAGGTATTTGATACCACTTGGGATACTTCAAATTATCAGCTAGAACCCCTAAACGGAATAGCCGGCGGGATAGGTACGCCCATAACCTTTATAAGAGCGGTAGGCGATTACACGTTTCCGATTAGTGGCGGCAACGCGACCGTAAAGGTAGACGGTACTTTTGGCTTTGCTTCGGTTCCGACCGCGATAGTTCAAGCTACCGTAATCTTAGGATCTAGGATCTTCAAAAGAAACGATTCCCCCCTAGGGGTTGCTGGCTTCGGCGACATTGGCGTTATTAGGGTAGGCCGGCTAGATCCAGACGTAGAAGCTATGATTATGCCCTTCAAGAAGATTCGTTACGCTTGAGTATCACAGCGATAAAAACGGCGCTCGCGGCAAACGTTGCGACAATCTCAGGGCTTAGAACTTCGGCAGAAATTCCCGATAACCCTAACCCGCCACAGGCTGTTATTCAATTACAGTCGGTAAACTATGACGGCGCTTTCAAGCAGGGACTAACTACATACAACTTTTTAGTTTCTGTAATCGTCGGACGGGTAGACGAACGTAACGCGCAGAAAAACCTAGACGCTTACGCATCTTCTTCTGGAAGTAAGTCAATAAAACTAGCGATCCAGTCGGACAAATCTCTTAACGGTACAGCCTTTGACGTTCGTGTCACAGACATGACAAACATAGGTACGGTATTATTAAGTGACGCAACATACTTAGCGGCAGACTTTGCTGTGACGGTTTACGCAAACTAAGGAGAAAATCGTGGCCAAATTTGTGGCAACAGACTACACCATTACAATTGACGGCGACGACCTAAGCGCAAGCCTAGCTGCCGTTACTCTAGACATTTCCATTGACGAACAAGAAACAACCGCCTTTGGAAGTTCAAACAAAACCCGCATCGGCGGACTACAGGACGGCTCAGTTAGCCTTGACTTTCATCAAGACTTCGGCGCGGACTCAATAGACGCGACTTTGTTTCCGCTACTCGGAACAGTTGTACCTATTACCATAAGCCCCACTGGTGAAGCTGTTAGCGCAACAAATCCAACCTACACATTTTCATGCTTGGTAACGGCGTACAGCCCATTTGCTTCTAGCATCGGCGATCTAGCAACGCTGTCAGTTTCATGGCCTGTGACCGGTGCCGTAGTCCGCACCATAGCATAAGGAGAAAAAATTGAACATCAACTTACTAATTGTCTACCTAGACGAAACAAGAAAAAACATAAGCGCAGGTGCGTCGGACATAGTTGCATTTGAAGAAAAGTTTGATCTTAGCATCGCTAAGCTTCAACAAAATGTAAAACTGACGCACCTGTTCTTCTTAGCTTGGCACGCTGAAAAGCGTACGGGCGCAACTAAGGACGATTTTACAAAGTGGCTAGAAGGCGTTTCGAGTATTGAAGCTCAAGACGTAAAAAAATAAAGGGGCTAGGTGACGACAGCCTTCATTGGCGACTTTCATGGATCGCTTGCGAAACCGGTATAAGCCCTAACGATCTAATGGCTTTAGAGCCGCGCATGTTGTGGACTATGGGACGCTACCTAGAAGCCAGAAATCAGAAGCAACAGCGTAGATAGTAAACTAGGCGGTAAGGAGCGATTTATGTTAGTACCGTCGGTTGATACTAAGTCGCTAAACGCAGGACTAAAGATCCTAAAAGAAGCCGACGAAAACGTTATAAAAAATCTACGCGCAACCCTAAAGCTAACGGTAGGCCCATACGCCGCAAAGATCGCCGCCGAAGTTCCTTCCGAGCCGGCCCTATCAGGCTTTGGAAATAACGGCGATACTGGTTGGTCTAAGGCTAGGGGAACGGTAAACCTAACCCCGGGACGATCGCGTAAAAGCGGCAATCACCTTTTGAGTATTAGAGTTACAGCCGCTAAAGGCAAGCGCGGCGTTTACATAGCAGAAATGGCGGGTATGCGCTCAGGCGGTTTCACGCCGCAGGGCAGAAGCCTAATCCAATCCCTAAACCGTAGATACCCCATGATCAAGCGCGGCGGTCGCTTTGCGTTTGATAAGTTCCGCAAGACTAGGCCCGAGTTTGTAAAGCTTGCAATCTTGTCTGTGAAGCAAGTAACGAACAAAATAAATAAGGATCTGATTAAGTAATGTCTATAAATCTGCCGATCCTGACTAAGTTTGATAACCGCGGTATCAACGAAGCCGAAAGCTCACTTAAGAATTTCGGTAAAGCGGCCGGAGCGATAGCCGCTGCTGCTACTGTCGCGGTCGCTGGAATTGCCGTCGTATCTATTAAGGCGTTTGCGGACTTTGATTCAAAGCTTCAACAATCTCTAGCGATTATGGGCGACGTTTCTGACTCACTTCAAAACGAAATGAGCGACGCCGCTAGGCTAGTAGCAAAGACAACGACATTCAGCGCGGACGAAGCCGCTGAGTCTTTTTACTTTTTAGCATCAGCTGGTTTAGATGCAACCGAGTCAATCGCCGCGCTGCCACAAGTCGCCGCGTTTGCTCAAGCTGGTATGTTCGACATGGCTACGGCTACCGACATCGTTACAGACGCACAAGCTGCGCTAGGCCTAACGAGCGACGACGCTGCGCAAAACCTTGAAAACCTAACTAGGGTTACAGACGTATTTGTTAAAGCTGCGACTCTTGGTAACACCTCAGTAGAGCAACTGGGTTCGGCTATGACTAGTAAGGCTGCTAAGGCACTTACAGACTTAGGCAAATCAGTCGAGGAAGGTGCGGCGGCCCTTACGGTATTCGCGGGTCAAGGTATTAAGGGCGAACGTGCTGGAACTCTACTAACAAATACTCTTGACGGCTTAGTAACACAATCCCAAAAATCACCAGAAGCTTTTAAGGCTTTAGGGGTCGCTGTCTTTGACGCTGACGGCGACATGAGAAACATGGCCGACATTGTTGGCGATCTTGAAAATGGCCTAGAAGGTATGTCTACTGAGTCGCAACAGGCGGCACTAAGTCAGCTTGGATTTGGCAAGCAGACTAAAGAAGGTATCTCAGCCCTGCTCGGTCAATCCGAAGCTTTGCGCGAATTTGAAGAAGCCCTAATGGACGCGGGTGGTACTACCGCTGAAGTAGCGGCTAAGCAACTCGAAACGGCAACGGCTCAGTTTGGAATACTAAAGTCAGTAGTAACTGATTTAGGGATAGAAATCGGTTCCGCCCTAACCCCTGCCCTAGGAAACATCGCGGGAGCTATGGCCCCGCTGATAGATAGCTTCTTGCCCGCTATAAGCGACTTTATGCAGAATAAGGTAAAGCCCGCTTTTGATAATGCCGCAGCAAGCTTCAAGCTATTTTCCGATCAGGTAGTACAAAACGGATTCGGTCAGGCGCTACAGGATCAAGTACAAGTTGTAGCTGATAAGTTTAAAACCTTCTTTACAGGTCAGGGCTTGCAGGACGCGCTTATGGGGTTCCTAAAGTTTAGGTCAGAGCTAACGCATAAAATGCTAGACGCTTTGCCCGGGATCCTAGACGGCTTTGTAAAAGTCCTGCCGCTAATAATTGCTTTTATCGCTAATGAGTTTATCCCAATGATCGTTGAGCAGTTCATTGACATTTCTACAGAATTAGTGAGGATTCTATCTAGGGCTTTGCCTATGATAATCGAAGCGATCGCGGACACTATCCCGGGGATCCTAGCGGCGCTCGCGGCGATGCTTCCCGTAATTATTGCGCAGCTTCTAACCTTTATCCCCGAAGTACTAACCGCCGCCCTAAACATTTTCACCGCGCTTATAGAAGCAATACAAACAATTATCCCCGATCTAATAACGGCGGTAATTGAGCTTCTTCCGCAGCTAATAGAAACAATCCTAGGTATGCTTCCCGAATTTATTACTTCGGCGCTTGAGCTATTCAACGGATTACTAACGGCGCTTATTGAAACGATTCCTATTTTGCTATCGGCAATTATTGCGGCGTTGCCTTCAATTCTTGTAACAATAATCGGTATGCTTCCCGAATTACTAAAAGCCGCTATCGAATTATTTATGGGCTTAGTTACCGCAGTTGTTGACATTCTCCCAGAGCTGTTAGTAGCGATCGTCACGTTACTTCCAGAAATAACCGCCGCGGTTGTCGGCATGATCCCCGATCTAATCGTTGCGGGTATCGACTTATTT